GTTTAAACCAACAACGTCGCACTTGTGGAGTACCGACATTCCATGTATGTGTGCCGTTGGGCGGCTCCTGTGGGGGGGGGGACTCGGTGTTCGTTTGTGAAACCGCGAGTCGGAAGATGTAAGGGTCTTCGGAAGGCTTGATGGCGGGTGTAGTAGCCCGTCCCGCCGATCATGGTTCGCCTAGGGGAACCTTCCGTGACATTGTGATTACTTTTCTTCACCCGTCACCCTCCTCACAAAAGACCGCTCCTTGGGCAGGAGCTGAAGTCTATAAAAGCAAACTGAAATGCACCTTAAAATAAGAAATGAAGATGTACACCTGCAGGCCAACCCCGTTGTACCTATTCCCCTCTGGTGAGGTGACTCTTCTTTCTTATCCCGATTTACGTCGGGTTTTTCTTTCTTCTCGAAGAAATAGGCAGCGTCTGCACCGGACTGGGTGTTCCGGTGTCGTGGACGTTAACGGTGAGCCCCGGGAGTATCCCGATCGTGAAGAGAAAAACCTGGCATCCGCAGTAACGGATGATGAGTCAAAAATCGTTGATTCATGCCAATTTGCGTCGCGCCTTAGGGGGAAGGCGCGGACCTGTTTGCGCTTCTTGAAGAAAGAACTCAGGTTGAAGAGGGCTCGTGCTCTCCCTTCCCGGATTGAATGCGGTCATCTTCGACCCGCTATCCGGTCCTGCTTCGATCAACTTAGCGAAGTAGAGGAACTTTCGGTCAAAACGACCCAAAAGCTTGAAAAGAGTTTTTGCCGATGGTGTGAAAATGCCAACGGTCAGGCGAAAGTAGACAAATGGAAAGAAGAAAGGTTCCGTGAGGTCGAGGTGGAGGAAGACCATCTCTCACAATTCGCAGCTCAGTTCGGTAGAAATATCGAGCCTGGGTGGAACCGAGGAAAGTACCCGTATATCCCTAACGGGCACGCATGCCTGGGAGTGACAAGGCGAGAGGGGGGGACGTGGATCCCGGGAGAGTTCAGTCTGGACTGTGAGGTGCAGTCTGTTGTCTCCGCGGGGAAGCCCAGGATTGTTACGCTCTTTAGCGAGAGGAACAATCAAATTCTCTACCCCCTTCATCGCTCCCTTTATGGCAGCCTCAAAAAGAAGGGATGGCTTCTTGTGGGTAGCCCGACCCGTGAGCAAGTCTCCTCGTTAAACGGTGGCGCGTATATCAGCGTGGACTATTCATCCGCGACTGACATGATTAAATCTGCATATACGCGAGCCGCTGTCGAGGTACTTATTGACAAAGGAGAAGGGTTGAATGAGGACGAGGTGGCAGCACTTCGTGTACTCGGTAGCTTGCGCGTCGACGGAGTGCAGGTTACTAGGGGGCAGCCTATGGGGAGTCTGATGAGCTTCCCATTGCTATGTCTTATAAATAAGACGGTTGTTGACCTAGCCCATAACGATCTCCTGATCGAAGGGAAAATTGGTGCTGAGGAGTGGCGCCTTCATCGTTGTCTCATCAACGGCGATGATTTGTTACTCCGGGATTTGTCAGTCCCGGGCCTGATGCCGCGTATAGTTGCCCACGGCGAGCGAGTGGGTCTTATCGTGAACGAC